TTTTTAAGATATGAATTTAAGTAAGCACGTAACAGTTGAAGAGTTTTGTTTTAGCCCAACTGCAATAAGAGCGGGAATTAAAAACGTAATGGCTTTACAACAATTAGAAAACGCTACTTTACTTTGTGAGAAAGTGTTCGAGCCTTTACGGGCGCACGTAGGTAAACCTATTAAGATAAATTCAGGCTTTAGGTCTCCGTCTTTAAATAGGGCAATCGGTTCGAGTAGTAGTAATTCACAACATTGCAAAGGCCAAGCGATGGATTTAGATTTACATGATAAAGAGTTGTTTGATTGGATTATAGACAACTTGGAGTTCGACCAATTAATTGCGGAGTTCGGAACTGACACACATTTTGATTGGTTTCACATCAGCTACTCGCATAAGAATAACAGAAAAGAAGTATTAAGAGCAACAAAAAAAGCGGGTAAAACTGTTTATTCTAAATATATTCGTTAAATTTGCATAGTTCATAGTTCAAAATAGTTAGTTTGTAGAGACCGTTTCATTAATTTGAGGCGGTTTTTTTATTTTATTTGAATTTTTTTTACTTCCTGAAACCCAATAGAATCAACACTTTAGAAAATATTTTAAAAATAATTGTAAATAAATTGTAAATAAGTATTGTTGAATTAAAATTAATACATATATTTGTCAAACAAACAACGATAAAAAATAGAAATTATGACAACAACGATTTACACTTACGAAACTTCTAAAGGAATCAACACTGAAACTTTCACTTCAACTGGTTATGTAACATTAGAAAGAAATGGTTTACACGTTTACGAACACCACTTCGGAAGTCATATGTTAAATATGCAAGAGCAAATGTTAGTTAAAGAATTAACAGAACGTAACATCGAATATACTAAAACAGTTAACTAATAAAATCAGGGGTGCGACTGTAACGCACATTAACTTTAAAAAAACGAATTATGAAAACAGAAAGAATTGAAATGATTGTAGTAAGCATAGTATTTGTACTTGCGTTTGTATTAAGTGGAATTTATAACAGATAATAAAATGGATAGAATAGACCTACACGAGAAAGCAATTAAAACATTGAATTTAATTGAGCAGTTTGCAAGTAAGCGAGACAACCTTCAACAATGGTGCGATAAGTATTTAGACTTATTCCCTACACAAAAAGAAAGTCATTTACTTGAGATTCACGTATGCAACCAAGCGATAACACGTTTACAAAGAAGTTACGAAATTCTAATCAATCAGTTATGACACCCAAAGAAATAATAAAATATTTAAAGCAAAGACCTTTATCAATATTTAGTTGTAATAAATATAATCAAGGATTTAAAGATGGGTATAAACACGCTATTAAATTAATAAAAAATAAGTTATGAAAGAGCAATCAAAGAGGAATCGAATGAAATGGGTGTCGACCACCAAGATGTTAAGCACGGTTGGTTAAAATCAAAAAACGCAAGTCTTTTCTTTGCTAATCCTGACTTTAAAAACAAGAATCACAAAGATTTTGAAATACTTAAACAAGGTATTGTAGAAATTGTAAAGGATTCAGCACCTAAATATCCCGAGATAAAACGCAATAAATGTAGTGACGGTCATTTATTAGTCATTGACATTGCAGATTTACACATCGGTAAGTTAAGTTCCGTCTTTGAAACGGGCGAGGAGTACAACCAAGAAATCGCAGTACAAAGAGCCAAAGAAGGTATGCAAGGAATTTTAGACAAATCAAAAGGCTTTGAGATTGACATGATTCTTTTTGTGGCCGGTAACGATATACTACACACCGACAACACACGCTCAACAACAACGAGCGGAACACCACAAGACACAGACGGAATGTGGTACGAAAACTTCTTAAAAGCGAAACAACTTTACATCGAGTTATTAGAGAGCTTAATGTCAATCGCTGAAGTTCGGGTAATGTACAATCCGAGCAACCACGATTTTACACACGGTTTTTTCCTTATGCAATTGATTGAGGCTTACTTTACCAACTGTAAACACATTTCATTTGATGTTAATTTAAGACATCGCAAAGCATACAAGTATTATAATAACCTAATCGGTACAACACACGGAGACGGTGCAAAGACGGATAACCTTCCTATCTTATTAGCGACTGAATTTCCTTTGATGTGGTCAACTACTGAAAGACGGTATATTTATTCGCATCACTTACATCACAAAGTTGCAAAGGATTACATAGGAGTTACGTTTGAAGCATTACGAAGCCCAAGCGGGACGGATTCTTGGCATCATAGAAACGGCTACCAACACGCCCCAAAAGCAGTTGAAGGTTTTGTACATCACAAAGTACACGGACAAGTCGCTCGTATAACACACAATTTTTAAGATATGAATTTAAGTAAGCACGTAACAGTTGAAGAGTTTTGTTTTAGCCCAACTGCAATAAGAGCGGGAATTAAAAACGTAATGGCTTTACAACAATTAG